GTCCCGTGAGGGATAACCATGAGCCCGAGGCTCACGGACTTCTCCGCCACGTGCGTAGACTTCTGCGCACCTTCCTCTCCAACACAACCAGTGTTGTGAGTTCACTCTGCCTCTCGGCAGAGGAAGTGCGTCGTAAAAGGTCTGTCAGACTTTCTGAAAGATCTTGGGGTATACCTTTCGCAAGGGCTACCTCAACGGCGTTAGCTAGCACCGGCATCCCCCAAGGCGTAAGCCCGGGGAACACGGACGCTAGTAACCTTTCATCCTCCTGGTCGGAGGATAGGTATTCCGCATCGGCCTCACGGCCGACGAGGCTCGTCCAATCAGCACCACTGTGGTGCAGAAGACGATTAGCTCTCGAGGAACGCCTGTCGAACGTCCGCAACCGTTCATCACGGTCAAAGGCTGTTTCCAGCCAATGGGGCATACGTTCGCTCAGCGGTATCCCACACGGGTTCCACCCAAGTCCAAAGGGCTCGGGCAGGTCAGCGATGTAGCTGATAACCCGCTTCTGGCGAGGATTTAGCAAAGCTAAAGCCTTGGGGCCGAACATCCGGCAGAACTCCACAAAGCTCTGATCGGACACCCGACCCTTCCACTTAAAGCCCTGGATAACGCTGTTACGCGTCACCACCCTCCCGATGAACTCTGCGACGTCCTTGCTCCAGAGTGTTTTATGCTCTGAGATGGGGACACCGAGGGACTCCATAAGTCTCCGGTATAGCTGAGCTGTTTCCAGATCAGCTATAGTGACGTCGTCACCTACAATCACGTAGGGAAACTCGCCACTCACCTCCTCTTCAGGAGTGGGTCGATATCCACTCTCCTGGAACGCATACTGCACCAGATTATGGTGTAGGAGCGCGAAGGATGCAAACGTGGGGTACAACCCTAAAGGTGACCCTACGGTCCATTGGAGATACCTAGACATATCCGGTGAGGGATTAACCCACCACCGACCTCTGCAGGTATCCTTGAAGAATTGGAGCCACCGTGTTCCAACCCCGTACCTAGACAGGGCTTCCAACTGGAGGTCCAGCGGAAGGTTATCTGAGCAATTACTCAGATCCATAGAGCACATGGTACGGCCTTCTTGTATCCATTTCTGGAGCTTGGGAAGAGCCGCCTCCTGGTCAAACGTATAATCGTTTGGCACTCTTTTGAGCGCTGTGAAGAGGACGCGCCCCAGTGGCTGCAAGGCCATCTGGTAGCAGCGGTACGGGTTGGCTGCAAAACGCAGCTTATACCCTCCTTCTTGAATAAGGCTGATAATGCCCATGTCAGGAAGTTCCTCGGCACTGAGCGACCCATCGATCTTGCGCTCGATCTCCATCTGGAGGTCGAGATCAGGAACGAAGTCGTTCTCAAAACCTCTCACAACACCCCTTAGGATGTCCCAATTCCTGGATGTCCATAGGGGGCGACCGATGAGTACACGGAGTGATTCG